CTAAACTATGGAGACTCTGGTGTAAAGCACTAGGAGAAAAGTATGGACGAAATGACCGAGAAGCAGATACTATTGCTTGCATACGCACCCTTATTTTTGTTAGTTACTTGGTCACTAACACTTTTATTATATCTGGAGTAATCAGACACTGGAATGACGTACCAACTCAAAGACTACCTGTACAGCATCAATCAATCTAAAAAGAATATCCTAGATGATGACGCTGATGCTGAGCGAGGTTATCCTCCTTATATTATTAACAGGTGCCTCTCTTCTTTTACTGATACTATCCTCTTTGTCAATGAGTTGAATAAAAATCCTCACCTGCCAAAGAAGTTACAGTATGACTTTTTGCTAAATAGTGTGAAACCAAGGAAACGTTTCTCTCCTTGGGCAAGAAAAGATTCTATTGATTATCTTGAACTAGTCAAAGAGTATTATGGTTATAATGACGATAAAGCTCTCCAGGCGCTCAGGATTCTTAACAAGGATCAACTAGATACTATTAAGAAAGCATTGAGCAAAGGTGGTAAATATGAGCGGTGAAATTGAGATCCAGTGGCGACAGACTGACATGGTTGAAGTCGTCCTGAATGAACCAGATGATTTCCTCAAGGTGAGAGAAACACTGACTAGGATTGGTGTAGCATCACGTAAAGAAAAGAAGATCTATCAGTCTTGTCACATCCTGCATAAGCAAGGAAGATATTTTATTGTACACTTCAAAGAATTGTTTGCTCTTGATGGCAAGAAGACGAACCTCTCTATCAATGATGTACAACGCCGTAATCGTATCGTACAACTTCTAGTTGATTGGGGACTGGTTACTATCTGTGATGTCAGTCAGGAAAAGATCGCAGATCTTGCTCCTCTTAACCAAATCAAAGTTCTCTCCTTTAAAGAAAAAGGTGAGTGGACACTAGAAAGCAAGTACAACATCGGACGTAAAAAACAGGATGACTAACATCCTGGATACTGCAGGTTGCAAATTACAAACTAATCCAAAACTACATCGTTGGAAATCTTGGAAAGCAAATACTCCTTTTGCTCCATCATTTGATGTTCCTATTTGGGTAGAAGATTTAAACAATTACTTTGTTGAAAGTCTAATAGAAGATATACAAGAAAAAAATCCTGGATCTTATAGAGAAACTTGGAGAACTTATAATATCTTTGATTGGAATACTCCTTCTACAAATTTTGTAAAGTCGTCTATAGTTAGAGTATATAATGAGTATCTAAATTCTTTGAATGATTATTCTAAAGAAAGATTAGATGACTTATGGGTTAGAGGATGGGCGGTAGTCTTAGAACCTGGAGAAGAGGTTTCAAAACATTGTCATTCGTGGCATGAAAATACATTTATCAGTGGCAATCTAATGCTATCTGATAATAAAACCACTACAGATTATTTCATTCCACACTTAAGTGATTACTATGGTGCGTGGGAATGTGAAAATAAACCTGGAAGAATTACATTGTTTCCTTCATGGGTTATGCATAAAGTAGATCCATGTGAGCATCGTAGAATCTCTATTGGTTTTGATTTGTTTAGTTTTCACACCCTTGATTACATATCAAAAAATAGAATCAAAGGTGATGAGCAACAAGAATGTATTTTGAAATCAATTAAGTTGGTATAAACCGTAATTATAGTGGGGGTTTAGCACACCTCCACTTTTTGTGCTACCATATTAAATATTACTGTGAGAGTAAGGGGGACGGTAACCCGTCCCACTCTTACGCCAGGATGCCTTCGGGGTCCTACAGTAAACGTCGCTTATTAAAGGACAATGGTAAACTATACATGGCAACAACTATCACCTTTTTCTCTTGGGTTCGATGAAACATTCAACAGACTTGAAGCTCTTGCAGGAGCAGGAACAAATTACCCTCCTTACAATGTCATTAATGGATCTGGTGGTCGAACAATACTGGAAGTCGCTCTTGCAGGATTTTCAAGGGGAGATTTGGAAGTCGAGACCGAACGAAATGTTCTAACAGTCTCCGCTAAAAAAGCACCAGTAGATAAAGAAAGAAATTACGCACACAAAGGAATTTCATATAGAACATTCTCACGCAACTGGCAAATGGCAGACGATGTGGAAGTAGAAACAGTTGACTTTACAGATGGACTACTTTCAATTACACTGAAAAAAGAATTACCTGAGAAACAGAAACGTAAGAAACATTTTTAATGCTATATAATTTTCCTTCTAACTTTGTTTTTTGGACAAAAGTTAGAAACCATGAATTGATGAAGAGTAGACTTCTTCCTCAGATATATGAGAATGAATCTACCATCAAACCTATTGGTGGTTATAAAGATTCTATCACTAACTATTTTGAGAAGGATAATATTCTTCTTGACATGTCTGAAGAAGAGTATAATAATATTATATGGGATCCCTTTAATGAAATGTTGGGGGATCCTAATCTTCATATCCTACATAAACCTGAGGAATCACGATTAGAAACTATCTGGTATAATGTATACCGAGATAACAAGTGTTGGCATCAACCACATACTCACCCATCATCAACGTTTTCTGGGATTTACCTTCTGCATCTAGAGGGAGAAAACGGTACTGTATTTTCGCAACTAGGACATCATCTGTTCCAGCAAAATTATGATACTTCTGAGAGAACAGAGGGTGAGGTAATTATATTTCCATCGTCGCTACAGCATACTGTAGCATCGTTTGGTGATCATAAGGTGTCAATATCTTTTAATATCATTTCTAGGAATTCTTCCTATGGTAATATATTTTGACAACACAAACAATTAATGCTAAACTATGTCTGTATCTGTTGTCACCCTGAGAACGGGTGAACGTGTCATCACGGAATTAAAAGAGATCTTTGATGAAGAAGGAGATAACAAAAAAGGTATCTGCTTGCTCATGGAAGATCCATATATTTTGAATCTAGACAGTGGCACCCCACAATATCTTACTGAACAACATGGTATGGAATACCAAGTTAGATTCAGCAAGTGGAATCCTTATACTCCTGACTGGCAGTTTAAGATTCCCTATGATTGTGTCATGACAATCAGCACTCCTGAACCAGGATTGCAAAACGCATACGAACAAAAAATCCAAGAGAAAAAGGAATTAGAAAATGACGGAAGCATTGAGAACTAATCACAATATTCGTATTGTTACTTTAACTACCAGTGAGAGAGTTCTTTGTATCTTCGGTGAAGTCCGTAGTGAAGAAGAAGACAAGCGTGTTATTGGATATCGTTTAGTATATCCATATGCATTGTCTCTTGGCAGTGAGAATGAAGATGGAACCATTCCTATTTCTTACACTAGGTGGTGCCCCTTCTCTCCTATCGAAGAACATCGAATTGGTGGAGAACACATCATTAGTGTTGTCTATCCTGACAACAATATCCTTGATAACTTTGCTACTAAACTACGTGAAGTTGGTCTAACAGACGATCAAATTTTCTACCCAGAGGAGGAACCAAGTGGAAGTGAAGGCGAACCTGCTGAAGCTAGCGAATGAGTGGATCATCGCTCAGGTAGAACCAACTGAAGGGGACACCTTGCCAGGTGACCCTGACGTGTGGATGGTAGAACCTTATGTGGTAGACTGTGAAGGTCAGATTGAACCATGGGCACCACATGCTGCTGAGCGTGAGTTTAATGTCAGGTCTTCGGATCTGACAGTCGTGACTAATCCCAGCAAGCAATTGCTTGCTCGTTATATTGAATGTCTTGAATGAATTTTTACACTAGTGTTGAGCAAGCAGGCAACCGTCTGCTTGTGCGTGGTTATGAAAATGGCAATCGTTACAGCGTCAGGGTTCCTTTCAACCCTACGCTGTTTTTGCCTACAAAGAATTATTCAGAATGGCGTACACTAGAAGGTAACTGTGTAGAACCACATAAGTTTGGTTCTATTACCGAGGCAAGAGAGTTTGTAAAAAAATACAAAGAAGTACCTGAGTTTGAAATCTATGGAAACTCTAGATTCTTATACCAATACATTGCGGAACAGCACCCAGAGGAAGAACTCAAGTTTGATTCCAGTAAGATCCGTGTATTCACAATTGACATTGAGACCGCAGCAGAAAACGGTTTCCCTGATATCGAATCTGCCGATCAGGAAATACTCGCCATCTCAATCAAAGATAGTTTCTCTGGTCGGATTACTGTGTTCGGAGCGAGAGCATTCGATAACAAAGATCCCATGGTGGACTACATGCATTTCCGATCAGAAGAAAGCATGTTGGGTGCATTCCTCGATTTCTGGCAGGAGAACTTTCCAGATGTGATTACTGGATGGAACGTGCAACTGTTCGATATGCCGTACATTCACAATCGTATTGATCGTGTTCTTGGTGAGAAGTATGTGAAACTTCTGTCGCCATGGAAACTCGTATCACAACGTGAAATTTATATCAAGGGTCGTAAGCAACAAGCTATTGACACCCTTGGTATCTCGTGTTTAGATTATCTTGAACTGTATAAGAAGTTTACTTATACAAACCAGGAGTCTTACCGACTAGATCACATCGCCTTTGTTGAACTGAGTGAGAAGAAACTTGATCACTCTGAGTTCGATACGTTCAAAGAGTTCTATGAGAACGACTGGCAGAAGTTCATTGAGTACAACATCCATGACGTTCGTCTGGTGGACAAGCTTGATGACAAGATGAAACTGATTGAACTGGCATACACCATGGCATATGATGCCAAGGTGAATTATGAAGATGTGTTTAGTCAGGTTCGCATGTGGGATAACTATATTTACTGCGAACTTCTAAAGCGTAAGATTGCGATCCCGCCAAAGA